TCTACCACAGCCAAGGGCTTATCTCTGTTTTGTTTGATGATGCAAACAGGTTCGTATCCTCCTGCGTTTCCTCTGGCTTGTTCGTAATAACCGTATACTGAGATAGCTGCTCTGGACTTGCATTCCAGACTAATTGGCAAGACCCGTCTGGCTGCTGGACTGAGTAGCAGATCCTCCCCGGAGACGCCCATACTAACTGAGCGAACATCGTCTGCCTCCAGATTGAACTTGGCTAGTATTAGATCTCTTACCCACTTTTGCAGGTGTCTTCCTTTGGACTTGGCGCTGCTCGGTTTCAAGTGTTATGTCCTTTCTTACTTTAATCCACTGCTTAGGTAGATGCATACGGGCATTGCTGTTGTCCATAGAGACTGTATTAGCAATGCATAATGCGTCATCCGTTTCGTCAATAATCCAACCAATGCTGTGACAGAGGTGAACTTCCGCTTTAACATCTTCTTGCCATTCCACATCTGCTACTGCGTCAACCCACTGGATGTACTGCAAAGGGCAGGTGACCAAATCTGGTTTTCGTCTCTTCGTATCCATAACAATTGTCCATTCTCCAGTACTCGTTTATCATCGTTGTCGTATGCTTCCAAGACTGCCTTGTACATATCGGCTTCGGTAATACAGTCCTGAAGAATCTTCTCAGCTTTCTTTGGACCCACACCCCGAAGGCCAACAATGTTATCAACCCTATCGCCAGTCAATAGCTGCGTATAGAAATGTCTGATAGCTTGTTGGTCATCGATCAGGTACTTCTTATCCTTAATAAAATTATAATGCCAACCACGAATCATGTCAAGGTCTTTATCGATAGACATGACGATATATTCCTCAATGTCTCCAATCTCATAAGTCTTGTCCTTCTACTACGATACAACCCCACGCCTTCTCAAGGTACTCTCGAATCAGCCCGTAGTGTTTGGGTTTGGCTGCGGTTCGGTTGCCCTTGTAAGGCGCGGTTACTGCTATGTCAGTCCTATAGTTCTTCTTACCAGTGAGATACCCTTGGTAGTCTCCTACATAGGGTTTCATCACAAGTTCTTCCATGAACTCAGCACATCGTGCCAAGCAAATCTTGTCGCTAACTTCTTCGGAAGCGAATCCGATTCGATAGCATACAATGTCGGCATCGATGAGTGCTAACATTACTTCTTCAGAAACGCAGCCATAGCTTCGAGTGCCTGTGCTGCCTGCTTCTTGCTAGAGAACTCGTTGTCATTGATAGAAACAGAACCATCAGAAGCCACAGAGAACTTGAAGCAGTCTCCTCCCCAGAATGATTCGGCCCCGCCGACTTCAACTTGAAACACAGACTCTATTGGTGACACCGTAACATTAAACTTAGGTACGGGTAATACTGTTTTCTTTGCTGTCATCTTCTTTCCTTTCTTATAGAACATCATCAGCGGTTTCAAAACTATTAGTTCCCTCATACACTATTAGATCAGTGATCTGAAGTCCTGAGATACCGGGGCACATCTGTCCGGGTTTGGTCTTGGATTCATAAGCATAGACCAAAGCAACCCCCTTAGATCCGTTACCAACCTTAGCGGTAACAGGAGCACCGTCACTATCCGTAACCTTGATAGCGTAGTTCAAGGACTTCGGAGTGATAAAGTACCCCTTGTCATCCTTCTTACGGGCCTCCAAGCCAATGCCTTTAAGAGCCTCTACAGCGGCCTTGCTTAGGTTACAAATGTCTACCTGATACTTACCAGACATCTTATTAGGTGTGTCTAGGAAAGCCCACATAATGTCACCTTGAATCTTAATTGGTTTTGAATTCATACCTTCTCCTTTTTAAAGTTACAAATAATATTATATACTAGTTTAGTGTAGCTTGTCAACATCTTTCGGATTAGATTTCATATCCTGAAACATCGCCATCATATAGGCAGTGCTGAATATACTCTCATCTTCAAAGTCTAGTGGGTTTGTGCCCATGTTGTTCCTTTCTTGTATTCACCGTCTAGTGGGCAGCGAAGACCTAAGACTTCTCCTGCTTCCTTGATACTGCTTACTGCTAACTTACCTACTGCATCTGCATCATCCTGACTGCATTCTATCTGCCACTCGTCATGCACATTAGCTACGAAATTGGCATTAAGCTTTTGCTCCTGTATCTTCTTGCTTAGTAATACAAGACCCTGCTTCATGACTATTGCACCAGCACTCTGCAGGAGTGTGTTAAGTGCTGCGTGTGCGGAACGCACTTGTAGTTTCCTACCGTCCAAACCCGGTAACGTCCCTTGTTCTGATAGGCGTTCAACCTTTTCTCTAAGACTCTTGAGAGCTGGAGTGTTGCGAAGAAAAGTACTGATGAGTTCCTGACCATCCTTTGCTGAACCACCGACAATCTTCCCGATTTTGGCAGGCCCTGCACCGTAGAGTAAGGCATATATAAAAGTTTTGGCTTGCGCTCTCGTTTCAAGACCTGCAGCGAGTTGGTTTTTTGTGTGTACATCGCCTTCAACGATTTCTTTTGCATAGCTTTCATCCTTCATATAGTGTGCCAACATACGAAGCTCTAAGGAGGCCGCGTCAGCACCTAATAAGACCTTACCATCATCCACTGTCCAGCAATCCCTACACTCGTGCCCCCAAGGACTACTGCTACTAGGAACCTGAGCCATGTTAGGGCTGTGGTGTGTCATGCGTCCAGTGACTGCTCCATTGGTGATGACCTTACCGTGAACCCTGCGCTCGTCAGATACAAACTCAAGCCATGATTCAACCTGAGCCACCCGTTTCTGAATGAGTAGGTACTCTGCGATCCTCTTTGCCTCTGGAATATCAACTCCGTCAAGAACTGATTCATCAACAATTACAGCTCCTTTCTCAGTGTGCTTAGTAGGTTTCCATCCCTTCTCAATCAACCGCTTTGCTATCTGCTGACGTGAACCCGGATTAAACACCTCAACATCGTCCTTCAACTGCTTGCCAGTCTTCTCACTAAACCTTTGAGTAATAATAGGTGGGAAAATGGTTTGCAGTTCCTCTTCAATATCAGACAGCTTACGCTTCCATTGTCCAAGCAGGCACTGGGCTTTCACAGTATCGAGTTTAAAGCCATGCTTCTCCTGCTTAGCAATGATAGCCTGCACCTTATGCTCTAGCTCAATGGATTGCTCAGAAAACCCACGAAGCTCTTGCGTCAGATACAGATACAACTCACCACAAATTGTCACATCTTCTTGACAGTACTGAATCATGTCATCTGTCAGGCCGCCCTCGAAATCTTCGTATTCCTTCTTGGTTCGGTTTACTAGCTTTGCGAGATTGGCTAGACTGTGACCACCCTCTCTTGACGGGCTTGATAGTCTTGACATAACCAGTGTGTCCCGTACTTGGCTCAGTCTGATCGAAGTCTTCCATACTCTGTTTAGGACGGGGTAGTCGAATGATATTCCGTTGTGAGCGATTATCAGTTTGGCCTGCTGAATAAAATTGTTGAAGTCTTGTGCGCTTGTCCATGTCTTTACTTCTTTAGTATCCAAATTATAAGTAGAACAACACCAGATAGTGTTATGCTTAAGATTAGTTTCAATGTCAATGGCAACTCTCATGTAGGTAGATCCCGTTTCCTATTGTATTAAATATTTTATCATACTTCATACTTTTTAGCAAGTTATCAAACTCCTTAATCTTGCCGTGATTTTCAACACAGATAACCCACGGCCTTGCTTCCATACTTTCTAGCACCGCATAGTCCAGTCCCTCGATGTCGATAGACAATAAATCAGGGACATATGATTCTTTAAATATAAGATCAATTTGTACTACTGACATTAAACTTATTCTGCTAACACTAAACTCAGGATGTTCCTTTACAAATTTGTTAACTGTTTCTTTATCAAAACTATTCCTGCCTGAGTAATCATCAATCATATAAAACGGAGTAACGAAAGCGGTGTTAGGGTTTATACCAACACACATAATGCGGTCTTCAGGTCTGGCTTTTTCAAACGCTGCTATGAGATTTTCATTAGCCTCGATACAGACACCTCTCCAGCCACGCTCATAGAGCAGGGCAGTATTGCTAATGTTGTAGGGATGATGCGCCCCAACATCGAAGTACCTACCTTTCTTAATACCCAGCTTAGCAAATACATTCAGTAGGATTAAGTCTTCCCCGAACTGAGAGTAGGTCTTATCTCCGAATGCCTGATCAGGATGACTCATAGTTCTTCCATCACAGTCTCGCTCATGCGTCCAGTAATCCGATCATAGTAGAGACCACAAGCAGGGCCAGTCAGTCCACTGAATCGGTTCTTCAATACCCGCACCCGTGTTGTATGCCTCTCCTTAAGATCCTCAGCCTGTCCGTTACGCTCCAGACCCAGCACCATATCCGACAACTGACCAATCGATCCTGAGCCTCGTAGAGCAGACAGAGAGGTACTTGCGCCTTCCTCGTGTCCCTTGCCATCAGGCCGCTTCAGGTGAGAGACGCAGAACAGGGAAATACCTGTCTCCTGAACCACCATTCGCAACTTAGTCATGATCTCGTCTAGGGCTTTTCGCTCGTCACCATTGTCTTGTGCAGATACCACGATACTAACGTGATCAAGAAAAATATACTTGCAATCAAGGGCCTTAGCCATGAAACGAACCCGTGTGATAATGTTGTCGATTGCAGTAGAGCCAAAGTGATCAAAAAGATACACACGACCAGTACCCAGTGTAGCGTCAAAAGAATCTCGTAGTTCTTCATTAGTAACCTCGATGTCAGGTAGATGCAGTGGCTTGTTAGCGTGTAGACTCATTAGACTCTTAGCAGTGCGCTTGACAGACTCTTCCAAGAATAGCAGACCAATGTTGTCCTGAGTGTTATTGATAATGTGATACACAATCTCACGCAGAAACTGAGACTTACCAAGTCCTGAGCCAGCCGTTATAGTCACCATCTCTCCAGCCCTGATACCGTAGGTTAGGTCATTTAACCCACCAAAGGGATAGTTTACGTCAGACTTTTCCACTGGTTGATTCACCAAATCCCACAATCCTGAACCATCGATGATTCCATCAGGTGTGAACCGTTCAGCCCTCCACCACAGATCTACGAAGTCTTTTTCCTTGTTCTCTTGCGCGTACTCACAGGAGTCTTTAATACCTGTGCGTCCTTTAAATATCTTGGCTTTAGTTCCAAGTATTTCAGCAACTGCATTAGCCGCTCCTCTACCCGCATCATCGTTGTCAAAACAAATGACGATATTCTCGAAGGAGTCGAGCCACTCGTAATTCGCTTTAATATCTTGGACTGCGTTGCCTGCACCATTCCTAACAGAAACCACAGGATACTTAGAACCCAGCATCTGATACGCTGCCGCAGCGTCAAACTCCCCTTCCGTGATAGTAACATACTTGCCTCCCTTGTTAAATAATTGCTGACCGAACAGTCCACCCTTGTTCCAGTCACCCTCGATGCTGAATCGCTTGTCTTCCATGTTCCTGCGCTTGAAAGCCACCAGCGTCTCTTCCTCGTTGTAATAGGGAAAGTAGTAGTAGCCATCCTTGTTACCGATGCCATAGGTTTGACAGGTAGACCTAGTTAAGTTACGGTCTATCACCTGCTCGTATGACAGATCATGAATGTTAGTCACTTTAGTATTCACCTTAGTTAGTTTCTGCACTGGTTCCTCTGAGTTAGCATTTCGCCTAGCCTTGCCACAACTAAAGCACCGTGTACCCCAGTCATAGTAGGTAAGCGCATCACTGCTGCCACAGTCAGGACAAGGCTGGTGTGCCTTTAACTGTTCAGCCACAAGTTACTCCTTTCTGTTTTTCTTTGTGCATTAATTGTATCACATCTGCCATCACTTTTGCAACCCCCTGATCCAAGGACAAACGAGCCATAGCAGACACAGTGAACCAGTAGTGTGCTTCTTCTTGCATCTCAGCAATATATCGTTGTTCATCATCATTCATACTAAATAGTTCCTTAATAGTTATTAATAGTATTAAAGTAGTTATTAATAATAATTATCTTTTAAGTAATAAATAATAAATACTGTTTAGTTGTTTAATAATACTAAATAGTGATTTTAGCATACTTAATAGTCCTTGTCAATATCAAAGTCTAAGAAAGGATCTTCCTGATCTTCGGTGTCCTCCTCATGCGCTAGATCAGGTCTAACAGTAGAATTAATCTGATCAGCCACACTACCGAAGCAATGATTGCACAGGTCTACGAAACCACCTGCTGAGGCATACTTCCTAGTAGCCTCAAAGTCTGTAAGGTTTTTATCACAACTTAAGCATCTCATTTTCCGTCATCTCCATAAAGTTTGTTTAGTCTGTCCCTGCATTCTACCATGATTCTGTCCTTCTCAGGGTCAGGTACTAGCGACCAGTCTAGGATCTCGTCTAAGCGCCTCCCGCACCCGTAGCATATACCCCACCCCTCGACCACCTGACAGATGCCCACACAGGGCGTTTTAGGGCTTCTCAGAGGCATTATTTTTCCTCTCGTTGATCAGTTCAAAGTTTAACTTGGTGAGCAACTCGTTAGTTGTTCTTAGTTCCTCCTCTAATCGTTCAGTTCTAGCCCGGAGCATAAAGTTCTCTCGCTCCAGTTCCGACACCATGTCGGGCAGTTCTACCTCATAAGGTACACCTGAAACTTTCACCATTTATTTGTCCTCCCAATATGACCGAAGAAAGCCGAAGATAATAGAAAATAGCATCAATAGCAAGAAGTTAGTCACTTTGAGGCCATCCAGTAAAGTCCCACATTAGAGAAAGCATATCCCGCATACACCACTAGCATAGGTAGGTTACCCTTGAACCCCTGCTCTCCTGCAATGTAGGCGTATATGCACCCCGTAACTATAATGAGCCACGCAGACATTAGAAGTCCCTCGGTTTATAGTTCTTAGCCTTCTCAATCAATGCCTTGCTATGCAGCCCTATCAAGAAGTCCAAGTCCTTAAACACAGCCCCTAGATCAGTCTTAGTCCTAGCGTGAAGCATATGGTAGAGGATATACAATTCGTCTGTCTTCATATCCTCAATGACCTGCTCTAACTCCGACACCTTGTCCTCCAAAGCCTCTACCGCGCTATAGTCAATAGTGTCCTGATCCGCATCGTTCCAGTAATCATAGTTATATTCATTCGTCATAGTCTAATTCCTCCTGATTAAGTTTAATTGCAATGACTAACTCCTCCGCTAATGCCTGCCTACGCTCTACTAATACACCTGCAAAGTAACCTAGCCCATAATGATCGAGGGCTTCTAATTCCATAACTAACTCGCTTGCGCGTAGATCAATATTTTTCATGACATAACCCCTATCAGTAAAAAGAAAATAAACAATACCATTAAAGCCTTAAGATTGTCAATCATAGCGTTATGAATCCTTCAATTTTAGACTGTCCCCTAGTCATATTGCAATCATAAAGCCTACCGTCAACTACAGCCATTGCGTGATTGCGCGTGTAAACGATAAACCTGCCCTTGGAATGGGTTTTAATGAATTGGGCTAGGGTGACCTTAGACATAGCAGAGAATCTCTTAGAGGCCCTATTCAGTCCCTTAGAGGCCATCTCTAACTGGAAAGGGCTTACGCCTTCACCCTTACCCCTACCCCAATTGAATAGTAATTCCCACGCCTCTCGGTAGGACACCCCACCTGCTATTGATAGCGAAGTGACCCCACAATCTCGGGCTTCGCCTTTAATGGTTCCTCTGATTCTTTTAAGATCTATATAAATTTTCATTATTTAATCTCCTCATGGTTAGGCGCATCCATTTCGCTATAGTCTGCAACCCCTGCATCGTAGCCAATACGGTAAAGATTCTGTTGCTTATCGGTCATGTTCTCATAGGTTCCATTCTCAAAACAGCCGACTGATCTGCCTTGCCAATACCCCAAGGCAAAAGGGAAAGCATCGTTAAAGAATTCGTTAGTCATTTTTAATTCTCCTCAGTCTAAGTCCCACGGTTTAAAAATCATGATAACCCCAGCACAGCCAAACAATAGCACAGCAATACTAGCATATTCCCACATTGTCATTTCATGCTCCTTTGATTGATAGAATTTTAATAACCTTCGACATTTTCTTACCGTGTGCCGGATAAGATACTAATGGAACGTCTTTAGAATAGCAAGCGCGGCAACCATTGCACCTGCCCTCGTGCTCGTAAGCCTTGCATAAAAACCCTTTAGCCTGTAAGGGATCAGGGACAATGACTGAGCCATGCTCCGAAGTATATTCGCCCATGACGCTATCCGAGGAAAAGCGAACCATAACATTAGGGAGAGACTGCATCTTATCCAGTACCGCCTGAAACTTGGCAAACTTCTTCATTCTAGTCGGTAGCCAATGCTTTACCCATGGTGTCTGTTCCATAACTGATAGGATCTTCTCCGCTAACCCGAGAGAATACATATCGCCCGAGTCGAACCACCTGAAATAGCGTTGAGACTCTAGAGCATTGATCATTCTTTCCTCCCAGTCGCTAGCCTTCCAGTCTTCCTGATTTTCTAGCCTTGGGGCTTTTACATTCGAGAACCTATAGTTACCCGTTGTCGCATAGCAGCCTGAGCAGGCCGCTACTAATTCGCCGTTATCGCCTATTGAACCCGGACAAGTGTCGAGGGCCTGAAGTGACCATGAAAGTATTCCATCAAGTTTTGAAGTCTTTGAGAGTTTTAGCATTTTAGATTCCTTCGTTAGTTTGCCTAAGACTGTCTCTCGACAGTTTCGCCCATTTATGGCTCGTCAGTTAGGCTTTTTTCCTTGGCTTAAATTTACCAAGCAATTCTACTCCCTCTACCTTTGGAGCATAGAATTCTATCTGATATTGAGAATCCCATACGCCCGGAACCTTAAATAGCGAGTATTCGTAGCCTTCCTTTTGAAAAATATCTAGCAGGTCAGGCAATTCCCTTTTGTCGGTAGTGGTGGCCCATGTAAACGGGCTTGAAGCAAAGAAGTGGAAGCCTTGTGTTTTATTTTGCATGGTTATTACCTTTCGTGGTTAGTCAATAGAATTGTTAAGCGATGCGATTGCGATTGTCAATGTTACCAACATTAGGACTGAGAGTAAATAGCCCTCTACGCTGTGTCCTGTAAAGTGGAACAGTAAAGCACCTAAGCCATTTAATATAGTACCTGCAAAAAACAAGGCTGTGAAGTGGATTGCTTTCATTGTCTTACCTTTCTTAGTTAGTTATTACAGTTGTTAGTCTACACCTAAAACGGTTAGGTTCAAGTTAAATATACTAGGGAAAACCCTTATCTTGACTAACCTACTCAGGTATTGGACAGATCCCTAGTCAATGGCTGGAGAGTGTTTATATGGTGCATAATAGTCTCTCTCTTCAGACTGTGGTATCTATACAACACTATGTAATTAAGAGTCATTCTCATTAGCATCTGTTGCGTAAATACAACACTATTCATTTATGCGTATATCTGCATAGACGGGGGGAGAGGGTGCTATAGGCTTAATAATTTTATGGGACCCTACAACACAGATGAGAGGTCAAAATAGACTGTTTAGAGCCTAAGCCTACAACACACAAGAGAAGGCAAAATAGGAATTAAATAGCCTAGAAACCTATTTAAATAGTACGAAATAGGACTGGATTACCACTATAGAAATATCCTTATAAATCAATAACTTAGACTTGTGCAGTACACCCTTGCAGATCTTAACTAAAAAGGACAGTGCTTATTCCTTCGTAATACCCAGAAGAGATGCCCTCTCCAGCTCTAAAGAGGGACAGAGCAGTAGAAATAACTTGACAAATCTCTAAAAATATGCTATAATAGGTGTTATAGTAAGAAACAACAATAAGTAATTATGTAGATCTGAGCAGTTGATCGCCTAAGAAGTTACTAGTAATAACTAGTTATCTAAGAAGGAATATAATAATAATAATTACTAGTTACCTTCTAAACAGTTATATCTACTACATACTAAAACAACTGATGTAAACTATATAGAGGAGAATTTAGTGTCAAACACTGAACCTCTGTCTGAAACGAAGTTGCCCCCTAGAAAGCGTGGCAGACCCCGTAAGGCAGACATTGAAGCCAAGAAGAGTCGTAACGCTGTAGGAAGACCTCCCGGAGAGGCCGCTAGGATAAAAGAATTCTATGCTCGTTTACTGTCCACCAGTGGCGAGAAAGTAATTGAGACTGTCCTTCGTAAAGCGATGGATGATGGTGATAAGGATCAGGTGGCCTGTCTTAAGATGTGTATCGATAGGCTCTTGCCCCTAAGTCACTTTGAAAAGCAGGGACAGGGCAGGTCTAACGCAATACAGGTACAGATTGTTACCACTGGTACACCCCAGATAGCTGCTAGAGAAACTGAGCAGATTGACTATGAAGTGATAGATGTTGAGGACTCCGATGGCAAACCTTAGAGTCGAACTACATCCTAAGCAGACGGAAGTATTTAATGATAATCACCGTTTTAAAGTGGTTGCTGCAGGACGAAGATTTGGAAAGTCTCGTCTCGCTGCTTGGACCCTCATCATTGAGGCACTAAAAAGTAAAGAGAAGGATGTATTCTATGTTGCTCCGACTTTTCAGCAAGCTAAAGACATTATGTGGACGGTTCTTAAGGAACTTGGACATGAAGTTATCAAAACTGTCCACGAGAATACGGCGGTAATAACTTTAGTAAATGATAGAAAGATTTACCTTAAAGGATCTGATCGTCCTGATACTATGCGCGGTGTTGGTCTTGCTTACGTTGTAGTAGACGAGTATGCGGACATGAAGCCGCAAGTGTTTGAGCAGATCCTTAGACCAGCACTGTCAGATGTAAAGGGTGGAGCACTGTTCATTGGAACCCCAAAGGGCAGGAATCACTTCTACGAGTTGTACCAGATGGCCCAAAAGGAAGAAGATGAAGATTGGTCCTCGTTTCACTTTACTTCTTTTGATAACCCTCTACTCGATCCTAAAGAGATTGAGGCTGCAAAGAAGTCAATGTCTTCCTTCAGTTTTAGACAGGAATACCTTGCTAGTTTCGAAGCCGCCTCCTCAGAACTCTTCAAGGATGAGTGGATACACTATGTTGACAGTGATGATGTTCCTGACGATGGGCAGTACTATATTGCTGTGGACTTGGCTGGTTTTGAAGATGTAAGCAAGCAGGCTAGTAACAAAAAGAAGCATCTAGATGAATCTGCAATAGCTGT